GTGAGCATCAACCGAGTGAACATCAGCGGCAACCTCACCCGCGACCCCGAGCTTCGCGCCACCGCCGGCGGCACGCAGGTCCTGTCCTTTGGCGTGGCGGTAAACGACCGCCGCCGCAACGCGCAGACCGGCGAGTGGGAGGACTATCCCAACTTCGTCGACTGCACCATGTTCGGCAACCGCGCCGAGGCCGTTGGCCGTTTCCTCGCCAAGGGGATGAAGGTCGCGATCGAGGGCAAGCTGCGCTACAGCTCTTGGGAGCGCGACGGCCAGAAGCGTTCGAAGCTCGAGGTTATCGTCGACGAGATCGAGGTCATGGTGCGCCGTGAGGGGCAGACGCAGGCCCAGCCGCAGCAGAGCCTCGCGGACACGGTGCCCGTGCAGCCACAGGCGCAGGCCGCGCCGCAGTGGAGCGCCCAGCAGGCCTACGCCGCGGCCCCGCAGTCCGAGTTCTACGACGAGGACGTGCCGTTCTGATGAGGCACGTACCCGACATCATCCGCGACCACTGGGAGGCGGCTCTGTTCGCCGCCTCCTTCTCCGCGGGTTTCCTGTTCTTCTCTTCGCTTCTATGGGGGTGGTTCTGATGGCCTTCACCGTGTTCGACAGCTTCGCCGAGGTCTACGACGACTTCGACGCGAGCGACCCCGAGGACCTGCGCGACCGCGCGATGCTCGCCGACGCGATCATGATGTACGGGCTGCACGGCGTCGAGGCCGACCTTCCGAAGCACCTCCGCCGCGTTTTCAAGGCGATGAAGAACGCCATTGACAACTCCAAGGACGCGCGCGGCAGGGGCGGCAAGGGCGGCCGCCCGCGCAAGAAACCAGTTTCCGACAAACCCGAAACCCCGGTTTCGGAAAGTGAAAACCTAGGTTTTTCAAACGGGAAACCAGTTTCCGACAAACCCGAAACCCCGGTTTCGGAAAGTGAAAACCCTAACCTAACCTACCCTAGCCTGTCCTGTCCTGAACTGGATTGTGCTGAGCTGTCCTGTGATGGGGGCGATGCCCCCGCCGCGCCGCCCGAGTTCGAGCCGCCGACCCTCGACGAGGCTCGCGGTTACTTCGGCGCCAACTGCCTGAGCGGCGACCCGGACGCCTTCTGGGCCTACTTCGAGTCGCAGGGCTGGGTCAAGGGCAACGGCCAGCCGGTGAGCAACTGGGGCGCCCTCGCGCTCGACTGGTCCAGGCGCCAGAAGCGCATCGACGCCGACGACCGGGCGAGGGGCAAGCCCACCGCCTCGGAGGTCGAGGCCGCCACGTTCAAGCCGACGAGGACGCCCGAGCAGACGAGGGCGGAGCTCGAGCGCAGGTGGCGCGAGGAACATCCGGGCATCGACCCGGCGAAGGTGAAGGCCCCGAGGGGGACGACCGCCGATCCGGTGGCGCTCAAGGCGTACCAGGACGCGCGGCGTCTGTTGGATGCGAGGGCCGCATGCGAGAGGAGGGCGTCATGAGCTTGGACGACGAGAGGAGCGAGAACATGGGCAGACCGAAGGGGTCCGCGAGCATCTACGACGACGGGCTGCGCAGTGCCCGCTGCGAGACGTGCGGGTTCTGCGCCGTGAGCGAGGCGGTCATGACGGCGTCTGGCGAGGGCCGCAAACGGTACACGTGCATGCGCTGCCCAGACTTCGTGCACACCACGCAGGGGCTCGCTAGGTGCAACTACTGGGAGGCGCGCCATGAGGGCTGAGTCGCGGGACCGGCGCGGCGGCTACGTGCTCGAGTGCAGGCAGTGCGGCAGGCGGTTTCGCGCGGCAAACAGGAACCAGAGGTACTGCTGTGGCTGGTGCGAGAACGTGGCGCACAGGAACGAGAGCAAGCGACCCGTGGACGTGTACCTCGGAACGAGGAGCGAGTCGGGCCGAGAGGTCAACGCCATGCGCGCGGCGCTGGCACAGGGGAGGCGCATCTGATGCGGGACGGTTACAAGTTCGAGTTCGGGGCGCTCGATGAGCCGGACGCACCCAAGGTGCAGGCGCTCAAGCCGCTCGAGGAGGCGGCCGAGGTATACGGCGCTTGGCAGGATTGCGACGACATGCGCCTCAGTCCGATCATGACGGCGCGCAGGGAGTACCGCAAGAACCTTATCGACGAGTGCATGGACGTGGTCCAGGCGGTCGTCAGCCTGCTCGACGCCGAGGGTTTCACGCAGGAGGACGTGGACGCGGCAATCGAGCGCTGCAACGAGAGGAACCGAGAGAGGGGACGTTTGTGATGGAGACTTTGGAGCAGATCAAGGCAGACGCGGTCGAGGTGTTCCATTTCGACCGCGAGTGCAGGCCGCAGGACAGGGCGCACGCCTACCTGGGGAAGTACCGCGTCAGGCGCGGCTACAACGACACGGCGATGCAGGTCGCGGTGACCGACATGATTGAGCGCGCCTACGAGGCGGGAAGGGCTGAGGTCATCGGCGCGAACCTCGTGCAGAACCTGCGTCGCCAGCTGACGAGCATCGAGGCGACCGTCGGGGATGCCATCGACCTGCTCGACGAGAGCGTAGGGGGGGCGGACTGCGATGAGTGACTCGAGGGTCGGCGGCTACCCGATGGGGGTGACCGACGCCGCTATCGAGCGCAGCTTCGGTGGGGCCTGCGAGCCTAGGATGTGCGGGAACTGCAGGCACTTCTGCGGCAGCGACATTCACGTCGACTACGGCTACTGCCATCTCGGGTTTGAGCGCGCCTACGACACGGAGGCGCCTGAGCGCAAGGAAGGGTTCTGGCGCCTGGCGAAGTGGGCCGTGGCGTGGCTCATGGAGAACCTGCTGTACTGCGAGGATGAGTGCGGCGAGTGCGACGACTACGAGGAGTTTGGGCTATGAACATAGAGCTGCCGAAAGATGCCGAGGGACGCGAGATTCCGCTGGACACTGAGGTTCTGTACGACGGGTGCGGAACAAAGGTAAGCGTGAAGGAGTTTCTCTCCAGAACGTCGGTTGAGAATCAGAGAACCGGATGGACGATTAAAGCCGCGTACGAAGGCAACATTGACTACAACAGCTTCAAGCCGAAGAACATGCACCTCACACAGCCCGACACTTGGGAGAGGCTGCTTGAGGACTTGAACGAGGCAGGTGACGCGCGGTATGACGAGGCTTGCGCCTACTTCCACAGAGACAAAGACGAAGATGGCTGTACATCGTGCCCCGGTGGCGAGGACGGCTGCGCTCGAATTGCCATGCGCGACATTGCAGACCGCATCCGCAAGCTGAGGGGCGGTGAGCAGGGTGTCTAACTGCAACTACTCCATCATCACCAACTTCGGGTGCCACTACAAGTGTCCGTACTGCATCACGAAGCAGACCGGTATGCACCTGCCGGAGACTGACGCACTGGCCGTGTCTAAAACCTTGCACGGCCTGCTGGAAGATGACCACATTGAGTTCCTCAGCTTCTCCGGCGGAGGCGACCCGATGCACGGTATTACGACCGACAAGACGCGTGCCGCGTGGTACGCCATGACGCAAGAGACCTGCTATTGGCACAACATCGAGACAGAGATGCACACGAGCGCCGAGACTCTCCGTCAATACATGCACGACGACGATGTCATGCGCCTACTGAGAGGCTTCGATCGCGTCGTCTACCACTGTAGGACCGTCGATGATCTCGACCGCGTGAACAAGGCATTCCCGCATCATGAGAACATCTACAGGTATGGGGTAGTTGTTCGTGCCGTGTTCGTCGTCACCAAGGAAACCACCATCAACGCTGTCGAGGAAATCGCGAAGGCGTTCCACGGCTGCTCGGGTGTCGATGAGCTGACGTTCCGCCAGATGGTCAATGGAGATTTCACACCGGACGAAACGCTCCGCGATTACCTGCTCGATGGGCACCACGGGGGCCGCTGGCACTACACGGAGCAGGGCGACTACAACCGCTACATCGTCAACGACAGGGTGTATAACCGCTTCGAGGACATCGCCCTCGCCTACAGCCGATAGGATGATTGATGGACAAAATCAAGTTGAAACCCTGCCCGTTCTGCGGCGGGCCTGCCGTGATAGTGGACAACAGCCGATACGACCCCGGCACCTACTTCGTGGGCTGCCTGTATTGCGGTGCGAGGTCGGACTATGAGCACGGCGAGGAGAACGCCGCAGAACTTTGGAACGGAAGGGTTGAGCCAAATGGTGACTGACGAAGAGCGGCGCGAGGCGATAGAGAATCTGCGTTGCCTATCCTACATGAACCGCGTCCGCTACAAAGAAGAGTTCTATGAACTGCTGGACGAGACGGTAATGGAACCAGACACCGGATACCACGAGATGAACGACGTGTTCGAGCGTATTGCCGATCTAATCGACCGCCCGACAACCACGCGCCACGGCAAGTTCAAGACTAAGTACGGTAGGGAGACCCCATGCTGCGAGGTCTGCGGCTATTCAATTGGCGATATGCGGTGGAACCATTGTCCTAAGTGCGGGGCGGCGATTGTCGATGATTAGCGATGAAGAGCGCCGCAATGTAGCCAAAGAATTGCGCCTGCGCAGCTGTTGCGAGGGATTCGAAAGCTGTGATAAGTGCAAGGCGCTCAGTGTGAGATTGTTCGGCGATAAATGGGTTTTGTGCCAACTGGATAGCTGCGACGCGAATTACTGGGGAGCTCTTGCCGACTTAATTGACCGCCCGATCTGCCACGACCTTGTCAAGCACAAGCAGGATCCGTTCATCCCGGGTAAGCGGATGGCCGATGGCTACTTCCACTGCTCCGACTGCGGATGGGATGGACAGATCTGGGAACATATCGGCTTTGGGGACATGCTGGCGTATGAGGCCGTCCATTGCCCGAAGTGCGGGGCGATAATCGAGCGCCGTGCGTGAGGTGGTCCCCGGCGCTTGGTATGGTAACCGAAGCAAACCGAGCGCGAGGGGGTATGCGAATGGCGTGTAGGCCACCTGTAGGAGATGGGCCAAAAGGCCCATCCACAAAGTCAGCACATCCGTTGAGGGACGAGTGGGCGCTCCGGAAGGGGCGCTCCTCTTACGTCCTGTGGACGAACGAGATGATAAGGCGGATGCAGGCGCACCCGGAGCGGACGGCGGCGGAGATCGCGGCGGAGCTGAGGGTGACGCCGAGCGCCGTGAGGCACGCGCGGCAGCGGTACGGGCGCTTTTCGACCGGAACGGATGGGCTGTGCATCGTGTGCGACGCGCGGCCCGTGTTCGACACGTCGGCGCAGGCGAAGAAGTGGAGGCTGTGCAAGGGGTGCTATCTGGCGGAGCGGAAGAGGCGGCTCGAGGAAGAGGCGGAGAGCAACCGCATACGACAGGCCGCGCACAGACGGCAGAAGCTGGACGGAGACGTTTGAGAGGCTGGCCGAGGTAATCAGAATCAAGTCGACTAAGGTCGAGTAGCCGAAAGGCCCCGGTTTCCCGGGGCCTTTTCTTTAAACGTTACCCCCTTTTTACGCTCGTGGGCAAACGCACGCGCTTGTCCACGTGCGTAAAAAGGTGGGAACGTTCGCGTTTCCATATGGCTATCTACCAGCGAAAATGTGATTTTGTGGCGGGAAAAGGGCGTGAAAAACTGACCAAGGAGGGCATCGAGGATGCCGTCCGCCTGTGCCGTGCCGGAATGACCGACAGGGACATCGCCGCGTATCTCGGGGTCGCACGTGAGACATACAGCCGCTGGATCAACCACCCCAGAACAGACAATCAGCGTCAACTGTGTCACGTTCTAAAAAAGGCCGAGGTCGAGCGCAAGGCGACGCTCGTGGGCCGCATCATGGACGCGAGCGGCGACAGCTGGCAGGCGGCGGCGTGGCTTTTGGAGCGCAAGTACCCGCAGGAGTACGCCAAGGCGCAGCGCATCATGGATACCACCGACACGGCGGTGCTCAAGGCCGCCAAGGAGCTGGTGCTGTCCGTGCCGTCCTCAATCGGCGGGGACGAGTAGCCGATGCCGCTCACGAGGATGCAGCGCGAGTACCTCGCCAACTGCACGCACCGCTACAACGTGAAGTGCGGGGCGACGGGCTCGGGCAAGAGCTACGTCGACATAGCCGTGACCATACCGCAGAGGCTTCTCGCCATGAGGGGCGAGGGGCTGGCGGTGATGATCGGGAACACCCGCTCGACGCTCGAGCGCAACATCCTCGAGCCGATGCGCTCACTCTACAGCGAAGACGTCGTCAGCCAGATCGGGCGGGACAACACGGCCCAGATATTCGGGCGCAAGGTCTACTGCCTCGGGGCGGATAAGAAGACAAGCGTATCCAAGATTCAGGGCGCCACGTTCGAGTGGGTCTACGGCGACGAGGTCGCCACGTGGAGCGAAGATGTGTTCCAGATGCTCAAGAGCCGCCTGCGCTGCGAGCACAGCCGCTTCGACGGCACCTGTAACCCCGACAGCCCGAACCACTGGTTCAAGCGGTTCCTCGACGGCGACAGCGACATCTACAGGCAGGACTACACGATCTGGGACGGTGCGCTGGCACCGGATGTCATCGAAGCCCTCATCAAGGACTACGGCAGCGGCGTGTACTACGACCGCTACATCTTGGGCAAGTGGACGTTGGCCGAGGGCCTGGTCTACCCCGAGTGGGAGGGTGCCCTCGAGAGCCGGTATACGGGCGGCGCTGTCAAGTACGCGGTGTCTTGCGACTACGGCACGCAGAACGCCTTCGCGGCGCTGCTGTGGGCGTTTGACGGCAAGGTGTGGCACGTGGTGGACGAGTACCGCTACTCGGGCCGCGACACGGGGCACCAGAAGACGGACGCCGACTATGTGGCCGACATGGCCGACTTCGTGCGCGGGCTGAGCAAGCCGCCCAAGTTCATCATCGACCCGAGCGCCACGAGCTTCATCGCCGCGATGCGGCAGGCCGGGTTCAAGACCAAAAATGGGCGCAACGACGTCGCGGACGGCATACGAGAGACGGATGTGTGCCTGGGCAACGGCACGGTGCGTATCTCCGACGCCTGCACGGGGCTGATAGGCGAGCTCGGCGGCTACTGCTGGGACGCCAAGGCGGACGGCGACAAGCCCGTCAAGGTCGAGGACCACAGCTGCGATGCGCTCCGTTACGGCGTGGCAACACTGCGCATGTACAAGCCTGCGAAACGGCAGGTAAACCCATTTTTTGAAGGGAGGTAGCGGCTTTGTCTAAAGGTCCTTTGGTGACCGATGGCGACCTCAAGGAGGCGGCGTCGGCGACGGCGTTCGCGGCCGATGCCATCGAGCGGCACATGTCGAGCGAGTTGTACCGCAACGCCGTCACCGCGAACGAGTACTACCGCCAGCACAACGTCACGATCAACCGGTTCGTGCAGAAGATCTACTCGTGCTCCGGTGCCGAGGCCGAGGACTTCACGGCCTCGAAGCTGAGGCTGGCGAGTAACCTGTTCAAGCGCCTAAACGTCCAGCGCTGCACGTACTCGCTCGGTAAGGGCGTGAGTTTCGTGGACGTCTCGGCGGGCGGCAAGGACACGACCAAGGAGGGGCTTGGCGACCGCTTCGACGACGACGTCATGGAGATGGGGCTCAAGGCGCTCATCCACGGTGTGTCATTCCCGTTTTGGAACCTCGACCACATCGACGTGTTCACCGCCGACGAGTTCTGCCCGGTGTGGGACGAGTACTCGGGGGCGCTATACGCCGGCGTGAGGTTCTGGCGGCTCGACTCCGACCACCCGTGGCATGCGACCCTCTACGAGCAGGACGGCTACACGGAGATGGTGTCGGGCGGCAGCGGCTTCGACTTCGAGGTGGCCGAGGCCAAGCGCGCATACAAGGTCACGTATCGGGAGATACCGGCGGACGGGATGAAGCTGGCCGTCGATGCGGAGAACTACTCCCGCCTGCCCATCGTGGCGGTCTGGGGCAGCGACGCGCACCAGAGCACGCTCGTCGGCATGCGCGAGAGTATCGACGCCTACGACCTCATCAAGAGCGGCCTGGTGAACGACACGCGCGACTGCGCACAGATCTACTGGCTCATCAACGGAGCCGGCGGCATGGACGACAGGGACCTCGACCTGTGGCGGGCGAAGCTCAAGCTGACGCACGTGGCCGAGGTCGACGCCGAGCAGGGGCAGTCCGTGACGCCGTACACGCAGGAGGTGCCCGTCGAGGGCCGCAAGGAGACGCTGGCGCAGATCAAGGCCGACATCTACGAGGACTTCGGCGCGCTGGACGTCCACACCATCGCGGCTGGGGCGACCAACGACCATATCGACGCGGCATACCAGCCGATGGACGAGGAGGCTGCCGAGTTTGAGCGCCACATCCGCGAGGGTATCATGGACATCCTTGCGTTGCAGGGCATCGAGGACACGCCCGTGTTCACGCACACTCGCATCAGCAACACCAAGGAGCAGGTCGAGACCGTGTGCCTGGAGGCCGAGTATCTGGACGACGAGACGATCCTGCGAAAGCTGCCGAACATCACGCCCGACGAGAGGGCGAAGATTTTGGAGCGCAAGCAGCGGGAGCAGGAGGAGCGCATGGCGGCGCTGCCGCCCGCCCTGGCGGCGAACGCGAAGGGTGCCCAGGAGGGCGACGAGGACGACGAGGATGAGGAAGGTGATGAGTGATGGCGGCATTGCAGGTGCTTGACGGCGAGCTGTGGCAGTGGGACACCGGGCGCGAGGTCGAGGTTGTCGGCTGTGAGCAGGTGCATTTCGCCAAGTCGACCACAGGGACGTGCTACACGGTTGCGGTGGCCGACAGCAAGGCGAAGATTCCCGACGAGCTGCTCCAGGCGGCTGGGCGCGTGTACGCATGGGCCTACATCACGGACGAGGCATACGGCGGACGCACGCGCATCGAGGCGCTCTGGGACGTAAAGAGGCGAGCCAAGCCCGCCGAGTACATCTACGAGCCGAGCGACCAACGCACCATCAAGGACGCAGAGACGGCGCGAGACGAGGCCAAGGCCGCGCAGAAGGCGGCGGAGGCCGCACGCGACAAGGCTGTCGCCGCCGAGGTCAAGGGGGCACGCGCCACGACTCTTGCCTCGGGCTCGGAGGCAACGGCGGCGATGGAGGGCAACGTGCTGGTCGTCGGCGTGCCGAAGGGCGACGCGCTGAGATATAGCGACCTCACCGCCGAGCAGATCGCGGAGCTCAAGAAGCCCGCGACGGACGCGGCGGCTGGCGTGAACAAGGTCAACAACGAGTTCAAGCAGCTCAAGACTTCTGTCGAAACGGCGGAGAAGGGCCGCGCCGACGCCGAGGCGGGGCGCAAGGAGAAAGAGACCGAGCGCGGGCAGAACGAGACGGAGCGCAAGGAGGCTGAGGCCGGACGCAAGACCGCCGAGCAGAAGCGCGAGCAGGATTCGACCAAAGCCCTCGCCGACGCGCAGGCGGCTCTCAAGGACGCCAAGACGGCAGCCCTGAACTACCAGTCGATTATCGACTCGGCGGCTGCCGTGACGGCGCTGGGACTCAAGAAGGTAAACGGCAAGATTTGCCAGATGCGAAAGGTAGGTGCCTAAATGGCCGATACGCAGGCAACCGAGCAGGCAACCGAGGGGTTCGAGTACGCGGACCCGCTGGCATCGGACAAGGCGGTGTGGGCGCTTGTCGGCGCGGTAAAGAATCTGGGTGACCAGAAGTCGCTCGAGCGCGACGCCTCGACGGGCCGCTACTCCAACGAGAGCGTCGCCGCGATGGTGGACAAGCACAAGACGGGGCTGGTGTACACGTTCCTCATCCCGGCGGGCAGCCCCACTGACATCCAGCCCATGAGCGCTGCCGCGAAGCGCGTGGCCTCCACCGAGTTCGTGCCCGCGACGGCGACGAGCGCGGCTGTCGACCCGTTCGACGCCGAGGGCGGCCCGTGGTTCCACGTGTCCGCCAACGCCGGTGCCGACGCTGATGGCGTGCCGTGGGTCGAGGCCATCGACGGCGTCGACTACGGTTTCTCGCGTGTGGACAACGGACACGGCAACAACGTCTACGAGATTGCGCCGGTCGTGTGGCAGGCGGTCGAGGTGCTGACGAACGGCAACCTGCTTGTCTCGTGGTCCGACAGCCGATTCAGCGGCTCGCAGCCGAACCCCAAGGCGTTGCTGCCGGACGGCACGCTGCGACCGTACATGCTGACGCCGACATACCCCATGAGCATCGACGCCGACGGGCGCCCGCGCTCCGTCTCGGGCGCGAAGGTCGCCAACCGCACGACGTCGCACGACTCGCTCGTCGACCTTTGCAAGACCGCGACCACGGGCTACTCGGGCATGAGCGTCTACGACCAGTGGTATATCAACTTCCACCAGTTGACCAAGACGCTCTGCAAGTCCTCCCAGGTGGACTTCCCGGGTTGCACGGACTTCAACATCCAGATCCACCCCGCGCTCGCCGAGACAGGCGTCACGCGCGTGGTCGTCACCGCCGAGCAGGCGGCGAAGATTCCCGTGGGTGCGTCGATGATGTACGGCACCGACACGGGCACCACGTGCCCAGACCGAGGCGCCGCGGCGGCGTACGACGTGTTCGACGGCGCCGTTGTCGGCGGCAAGGAGACGCTCGCAGACGGCAACGTGGCGCTTCTCATGGACGTCGCCAAGGCGTTCGACACGACCGTGAACACATGGCTCCAGAGTGCGCCGTGGAACACGGGCAACACCGATGCCCTCGTGGGCGACGGCCAGGTGGCGAAGGACGGCAAGCATCCGTTCAAGATCGGCGGCGTCGAGACGGGGCTGGGCCTGTGGGAGTTCATGGGCGATACGCTCTTCGTCTCCGACGGCACGGGCTTCGGCATCGCGGTCAACCCCGACACTCGCAATGAGAAGAAGAATGCCGTGGCGGACGGGGTGACCCCGACGGCGGCGTGTATGCCGACGGCAGATGGCTACATGCTCGACATTCAGTTCGTTAACGGCCTTATCTTGGGAAAGGGGCTCGGCGGCTCGGCGACGACCGGTGTTGGCGACTACTTCTACTTCGACACATCCGGCGGTAAGGTCAAAGGCACAATCCGTCTGGTTCGGTTCCTCGGCGTCCTGCGGGCCGGCTCGTATGCCGGTCTTCGTTCCGCGTACTCGTGGGACTGGTCCGGTAGGGCCGCTTGGCGCTTCGTCTCCCGGCTTTCTGCTACGGGCCGTAGCCGGGGGTGAATCAGGGCGTAGCCCTGAGAGGGGGCTGGCCCCCTCCTAACTCCAAACAGGGATTCACGGTGAGGGCGGCGCTGGTTTCTGGTTCAGTTCCTCGGCAACCTGAGGAACGGCTCGAATGCCGGTCTTCGTTACGCGAACTCGAGGAACAGGTCCGGTAGGGCCACTTGGAACTTCGTCTCCCGGCAATCTGTCTATAAATCTCTACTCGCACCGTGTCTACCGCGCCCGCCGCTTTCTGGCGGGACGCGGCTCTGCCTGACTCCTTTGAGTGAAATTTGTCCGCAAGGCTCACGGGCTGGTAGCCGCAAGGCGAACGCTCGTATGACAGACAGAAAGAGCTTTGATCTATGAAAACCTACTGCAAGGGCCTCGAGCTCACGCGCAGAAGCGTCGTCGAGGCCCTGCACCGATGGAAGAAAAGCGACTCCGGCAAGGAGAACGGCTGGCGCGTCGCCGACGAATACGGCACCGAGACGGCGTTCGTCGACCGCATCTGGCTAGAGCTCTCGACCGAGACGCTTACGTTCGGGCCGATTCGAACCTACCTGAAGCACGACCCAAACAACGGCAAGCTGCGCGAGATAAGCGTCGAGAGCATCAAGCGACAGGTCTGCAACTACCTGTGCGTTGGGGCACTCGAGCCGCTCCTTGCCGCCAAGGTCGGCTTCTGGCAGGTGTCGAGCGGCGTCAAGGGCAAGGGCGCGGCGCTGGGGATGCGCAAGCTCAGGCGTGAGGTTCACCGCTTCGCCTACCACGTACACGTCGACATCCGCAACTGCTACGGCTCGATGCGGACGGAGATAGTGGAGGGTCTGGTGGCGCGCTACGTCAAGAACAGCCAAGTCCTCTACCTGCTCCATTCGCTGCTGTCGACGATGAACGGCGTCCTTATCCTCGGCAGCTACCTGTCGCTTCGGTTGGCGGCGCTCGTGATCTCGTTCGCGTACCACGCGGTCGAGGAGGCGGCGAAGGAGCGGCGCGGCAAACGCGTGAGGCTCGCGGGATGCCAGGTGTGGTACGCCGACGACGGCTATTTTCTCGGCAACTCAAAGCGTTCGCTCAGGAAGGCCGCGGCCATCGCCGCGCGCGTTTTGGGGCGGCTAGGATTGTCGCTGAAACCGTGGAAGGTGAGGCGCAACGGCGCCGAGCCCATCGACTTCGCGGGCTATCGCATCTGGTGCGCTCGCGGGCGCCGGGTCGACTTGCGAAAGAGGCTCTGGAAACGACTGCGACGCGCGTTCGCGCGCTACATGCGCAGGCGCACCGAGCGCTTGGCGAGGCGCGTGTGCTCTTACTGGGGCTGGCTGAAAACGGCTGTCATGGAGCACCAGATGAACGTCAAGCGGTGCATATTCAACGCGGCGAGGGCCGTGGGTTAGGAGGAAAAATATGGTTGTGAAGTCGGAGCGAACGGGCGAGAGGCCCGAGACGGTCGAGATCGCGGGGACCGACGTCTGGCTGCGCCGCGGCATCGCCGAGGGCGAGCGCGAGGAGCAGGGAGGCGAGGGCGGTTCCGTCAAGGTGAAGGTGTTCACCTACGATGAGCTGCACTTCACCGACCCGACGGGCGAGCTGACGGTCGATGGCGCAAAGGCCGACTTTGACACCGTCTGGGCGGCTCACGAGGCGGACGGCATGAGCATGGAGGAGCAGATCGCATCGCTCCAGCAGCAGGTCGCCGATTCGCAAGCGGCCCTTCTCGAGCTCGGCGACATCGTTGGAGGTGAGTAACTTGGCGAAGATCTACTACCGCGCCGTGAAGAGCGGCAAGCGCACGCTCGAGAGCGTTCCCGAGCGCTGGCGCGACGAGGTACGCCAGATGCTAGAGGCAGACGGCGAGTAGGGAAGGGCCCCGGCTTCGGTCGGGGCCCTTTTCCGTTATGCGCGGACGACCATGCGTGCCGACGATTGGAGGCGGCGCATGGCGAAGGATAGCGCTCACGAGTTCTCAGACGCCGAGATTCGGGCGTTCGAGCGCGAGGTGGCGGGAGTGTACGGCGAGGCGAGCAAGACGGCCTACGCCAACCTCAAGCGCTATCTGGCGCAGTTCGAGGCCGACGACGAGAAGATGCGCGAGCGTCTCGAGGCCGGCGAAATCACCAAGGCTCAATACAGGTCTTGGCGAAGCGGGAAGATCGCGGCCGGCAGGCGCTACCGAATCGTGCTCAAGCAGTGCGCCGAGGCCATGACGCACGCGAACGTCGTCGCAGCCGCCGCCATCGAGGGCAGGCTGCCCGAGGTCTACGCCGAGAACTACAACTACGGCACGTGGCAGGTCGAGAGCGCCGTGGGCGTTGACACGGCCTACGCGCTGCAGGACGCGTCGACCGTGCAGAGGCTGCTCACCGACCACGACAGCTACCTGCCAAAGCCGTCCGTCAACGTCGCCAAGGACGTGGCGTGGAACCGGCGGCTCATCGCCAACCAGATTACGCAGGGCGTACTGCTAGGCGAGTCGATACCCAAGATAGCGAAGCGCATCCAGGACGTGACGGGGTCGAACCGCGCGGCGGCAGTGCGCTTGGCGCGGACCTCGACGACGGCGGCGGAGAACGCCGGACGCGTCGACAGTTACAAGAGGGCCAAGGGGCTCGGCATCAAGGTGCAGCAGGAATGGATGGCGACGCTCGACGGGCGCACGCGCTCGAGCCACAGAAAGCTCGACCGCGAGAAGGTGGAGGTCGGCGAGAAGTTCATCAACGGGTGCCGCTACCCGGGCGACCCCGAGGCGCCGTATGCCGAGACGTGCAACTGCCGATGCACGCTGATTGCGTGCTGTGACGGGCTCGACGTGCTCGACGGCGAGCGTTTCAGCCGACTGCCCGAGGGCATGACCTACGAGGAATGGAAGGCGGGCAAGCCCGCCGTCAACGGCGCCAAACCGGCCGACCGCACCATCTCCGAGTTCATGGAAATGCCCGGCACCAAGCGCAAGCTGGACGTGGCGGGCGTATCCAAGACCGAGGCGCGCAAGCGGCTCTCGCGGCAGCTCGAGGACTACGGCATACCGTCTGGCTCGTTCCGTAAGATGAGCGCCGGCGACCAGCAGAAGGTGTTGGATAGCGCCCTGGCGGGCATAAAGTCAGCGCGCGAGCAGGTCGAGCTGAAGGGTCTCGGCGGCAGTCTCCCGGCAGGGCTTTCGGCGACGCAAGACGCGAGAAAAATGGCACGTGGAATGGCAAAACGTTTGCACGAGTGCGACGATGCTGGTGTGAGGGGCCTATTCAGGAAGTTCGGCCAGCGTCTCGTCGTGACTGACGAGGACGGCCATATCGCCCAGTTCGACCGGTCTAAAGTGCGCGTCGAGATGTCGGTCGCGAAGGCGATGAAGGGCGACAATATCCATAGTCCATACCAGACAGCTTTCCATGAGTTCGGCCACATGATCGACCACCTTGCCGGAAAAAATGGAAAGTGGGCGTCTTCCGGCAGCGGTATCGTCGAGGCCATAGACCGAGACTGGAAAAGGCAGAGAATCTCCGCCATCGTCGACAGCCGGGTGCTATCTGGGAGGAAGGCCCCGGCCGAAGCGATCATGGACCTGAGGGCGTTCGGAAAGCAAACCGGCGACGACTCGCTCATCGCACTCGCGAGGAGCCTGAGAAGGGGGCTGAGAAGCGGCAGTATCTCCTACGACGAGATAATCGACCGTGATGATTACAAGTCCGCCATGAGGCGCATGGCGGAATATGACCTCGACAATGGCGGTCGATTCATCAGGACCGAGGCCGATAGGATGATAATCGACAAGCTCAAGGAGCGGCGGGCGCGGATTAAAGGCAGGAAATACGGTGACGTATCCGATATAATCGAGGGTGCGACAGGCTTTGACTACCCGCTCGGCTTCGGGCACGGCGCCGCCTACTTTTCCGGTGACGGCGGTGAAGAAAGACGAGCGACCGAGTTTTTCGCCGAGGCGTGTTCCGCAAAGGCGGCGAACGGCGAGTCGCTTGAGGTGATGAGCGAGCTGTTTCCAGAGTCGCTTGCAAAGTTCGACGAGCTTGTAGAGAGGCTGACGAGATGACGGATGTCGAGAAAATGACCGCCGAGGATGCGCTCGAGGCCCATATGGAGCGGTTCGGCTTCATCCCGTGGGGGCTTTCGACAATGGATGACGATCACATTGTCGCCGCTGTCGAGAAGGCGCTCAAAGACGGAGAGCCGTACAAGGACGAAGTGCCTGAGGACTGCGTCCTGTAAATACGAAACAACTTAGACGCTAAAGTAAAAGCCCCGCCACGGCGGGGCTTTTTCATGCCGCGTGACCGTGCCGCGACACTGCCTGCAGAGAGATTGGGGCAGGCATGAAAGAGCTATTCACTTGCGCGAACTGCGGCGACTGCGCCGTAAAGCTAGGTTTCGGCTTCACGTTCCCGGACACCTACATCTGCACGCAGCGCGGCGACGAGGTCGAGCCCGACGACGGCTGCACGCTCGGGTGCGAGGGCGTTCCGATGCAGGCCATCGAGGCCATCGAGGCGGACGTCGACGGTCGCGTTGGCTACGGCTGCGAGGTGCTCGACTGATGGCTTACGGGCTCGTCGGCGGCGTCGGCGACCATGGCCAGCACGGCACCCTCATCACCGAGGAGATCGTGAACGCCGCGAAGCTGGATACCGCCGAGTGCATCGAGATACGGCAGAACAATATCGAGCAGGTCGAGAAGGCCCTCCTGCGCGCCTATAAAACGGGCCTGGAGGAGATAGGCCTCGTCGCGGAGGGCTATGCCAAGGCGACGTGCCCGGTCGACACGGGCAGGTTGCGCAACTCCGTCACGCACCTCCTCAAAGGCTACGACTGCTTCATCGGCACCAACGTCGAGTACGCGCCGTACGTCGAGGAGGGGACCTCCCGCATGAAGGGCAAGCACTTCCTGCGCAAGGCGGCGACGGGCCACGGGGACACGTACCGGGCGATTCTCGAGAAGCACCTGAGGGGCGGCGCATAGGGCCGCGTTACTCCGTTTGGATACTCACCCTTGCCGCGAGGTATTGCGGCGCGGGCCCTGCCGAGGCAACAGGCTGGGACCCGCCCATTCCGAAGCAAGGGAGATTCTGTTGGCACTTACGCGAAAGATGCTCAAGGCAATGGGCATCGAGGACGAGAAGATCGAGCAAATCATCGAGGAGCACGTCGAGAGCATCGACGGCCTGAAGGCCGAGCGCGACCGCTACAAGTCGGGCGCCGAGGAGGCCGAGGGCCTGCGAAAGCAGCTCGAGGAGGCCAAGGCGGCCGGCGAGGGCGCCGGCGAGTACGAGGAGAAGTACAAGGCCAAGTGCAAGGAGCTCGACGACTACAAGGCCGAGGTCGCTGGGGAAAAGGCGGCAGCAGAGAAGCGCAGCCTGTACCGAGAGCTGCTCAAGTCGGCGGGCGTCGACCCGAAGCGCATCGACACCGTTCTCAAGGTCTCCGACCTCGAGGGCGTGACCGTCAAGGACGGCGCTATCGAAGGCGCGGACAAGCTCACCGAGGGCATCAAGGCCGACTGGGCCGACTTCATCGCAACCACGACCGTCAAGGGTGCCGACGTGGCCCACGCCCCCAAGGGCGAGGGCGGCAAGGACATCAACGAAATGAGTACCGCCGAGTACATGAAGTACAAGGCGGAGCAGAGAGGCTAAGGGGTATCTATGTCGAACACCATCCTTACACCCAACATCATCGCCAACGAGGCGCTGGACGTTCTGCGCACCAACGCCGTCATGGCCAACCTCGTCCACCGCGACTACTCCTCCGAGTTCGTCGCGGGCGTGGGCGACACCATCACCGTCCGCAAGCCCGCCACCTTCGAGGCCAAGGAGTTCACCACCGAGGTCGAGGTGCAGGACGCCACGGAGGGCAAGGTTCCCGTCAAGATGGACAAGCTGCTCGACGTGACGTTCGCCGTCACGTCCAAGGAGCTGACGATGGGCATCGTCGACTTCTCCGCACAGTTCCTCGTCCCGGCGATGCAGGCCTTCGCCGACAAGATCGACGGCTACCTGCTCAAGCTCGAGAAGGACGTCACGAACCGCGTCGACCACACCAAGGGCGCCATCGCCGTGGCGGACATCATCGCCGCCCGCAAGTTCCTCGTGGACGCCAAGGCGCCCTCCACGGAGCGCCGCTTCGTCTACGGCTCCCAGGCCGAGGCCGACCTGCTCAACACCGAGGCGTTCACCAACGCGTCCGCCGTCGGCGACAACGGCACCGCCCTCAAGGAGGCATCGCTTGGCCGCAAGTACGGCCTCGACTTCTACTGCGACCAGAACGTGCAGAAGACCACGGCAGAGACGGTCAACTACACGCCGTCCATCGCTTTCCACAAGAACGCCTTCGCGCTCGTGACCCGCCAGCTCGAGATGCCGCTTGGCGCACCCAAGGCGTTCTCCACCTCCTACGACGGCTTCGGCCTGCGCGTCGTGCAGGGCTACGACCAGAAGACCAAGACCGACACCGTCTCCATCGACATGCTCTGCGGCGTCAAGACCCTCAGCCCCGAGCTCGCCGCCGTCATCACCGATAAGCGATAGGCGCAGAGATGCTCGAGCAGGTGCTTCTGTCGCTGCGCAACTGGTTCGTCGCCGACAAGCGCACGGGGCGCGTCCGCATCGAGGGCGGCCGCCTCGTGCCGCCCGCGGGGCTCGACCTCAAGGACGGCCAGTACATCCGCATCACGGGCTCGACATTCAACGACGGGCTGCGCTCATGGCCCTATAACGGCCTCACGGACGAGGAGTTCGTCGGCACCGTCTGGGCGCTCGCCATTCCGCAGGCCGTGGTCGAACTTGCAGACGAGATCGCAGCGTGGCAGACCGAGCACGCCAAGGAGCTGGACGGCCCGTATGCGAGCGAGAGCTTCGGCGGCTACAGCTACACGCGCGTCGGTGGCGACGGCTCGCCCATCACGTGGCGACAGCAGTTCAAGGCGCGACTCGACCCTTGGAGAAAGCTGTGAGCCGCCTGTACGAGCGCATGGCGGTGCAGTGCGCGAGGCTCGTCGCAGAGACCGAGCCCGACGGTGAGGGCGGTTTCGAGACCGTCCTAACCGTCGGTGACGGCTTCACGGCGGCGATCGTGCGCGACAGCTCGACGGCCTCGCGTATCGCGGAGCACGACGGCGTGAGGAACGTCTACACCGTGACCACCGACGAGCCGCTGCGGTACGGCGACCTCTTCCAGCGTGCGTCCGACGGGCAGGTATTCCGCTGCACGTCGAACGCGGACGACGGGGCCGCGCCGTGCTGCGCGTCGTTCAGCTTCGGCCAGTGCAGCGCGGAGGAGTGGGAGGTGCCGGATGGCGACTAAGGCGGCGGCGCTGCAGGCGTGGCTCGAGGGCTTCGGGCTGCCCGTGTACCGCGACTCAGCGGTGCCGGGC